GCATGGGGTCGCGCGTGTCGCCCGACCAGCCGCCGCCCCAGGTCAACCCGTGCGCGGCGGCGAGGTCGGCGACATTCGCCGGCAGGTCGGATGGGCCCTTCGCGCCACGCGGGTTGCTGCCTGGGTTGATGTCGATCGCGTGCCCGAACGCGTGCTGCGAGGGCGTGTTGGTGCCGGCGATGTTGCGCGGATTGTAGCCGCCGGACGATTTCGGATCGATCTTGTATCCGGTGTCCTCGAGGTCGGAGAGGAAGCCGGTGAACGCGTCGGCCGCATCCTTGGCGACGGTGAACTTAGCACCCGACGGCGCGGTGACCTGGACGAGATCGGGCATGTCAGTGCGGCATTGTCGCGAGCGAGAGGATGCCCGGTGTGTGCTCGACCAGGTCCAACGTCTTGTTGTAGCGGATGAGCTCGGCCTTGGTCATTCCAGTCAACATCTTGCGCCGCTGCCCGTCGTCCAGCATGTCGAACAGGAACGCGCGCGGGTCGTGCTCTGTCTGCCATTTGCTGAGGAAATCCATGTAGTCATTCGGATGCCCGCCGCCGGCTTTGAAATCTTGCGTCGCCATCTGCTTCATTCGTTCGACGGCGAGCAGCGGCTTGACCACCTCCTTGTTAGCGAGTGTTGACAGGTGCGAACTCGGGTTGCCGGTGATCGCCGAGGCAAGCGCCTGATCAGATCGAGCAGACATCCCCTGCGCGTTCACATACTGCTGCATGTATTTGGTGACCTCGTCATACTTGGCCTGCTGGATCGTCTGCGCATCCCAGCCCATGCTTGCGGCCGCCGTCTGCAGGAAACTCTTCGCCCGGTTGAGCGCGTCGGCCCCCTGCCCGGTGGTGACGTCCCCGGAGGCGAGGATCGAAGCCACCTGCGCGAGCGGGAAGATGCGCTGCTGATATGTCGTTGAGGCCTCTAGATCGCGCGCGTAGAGGGCGCTGCTCGCCTCCCACTTCGCCTTGTCGTCGGGCCGGGGGCCCGTTGGCACGGGCGGCACGGGTGCGCCCGGCATGGACGTGCCGGGTGCGACCACGGGTGCGCCGCCCGGGCCAGGGGTGCCCGGCGTTGGCGCTGGCGCTGCGGTGGCGCCTGGCACGGGCGGGGGTGGAGGCGCCCCGACGCCACGCTTTGCCCGCTCCATCAGCATGCCGTTGGTCATAAACTCAGGCTGACCATTGGTGGGGTTTTTGTAGTCGGGGATTTGGGTGTTCCACCATTCCGGCGTTACCCCGAGCGGGATGCCGCTGCCCGCCGGGGCGACCGCACCCGTGTAGAGGTTCGTGTTGGTGCCGACCACATCCGGCCCCCGGTTCATCGTGCCCGGTGCGCCGTAGTGCAATTTGAAATTCTGCTCGGCTGACAGCGCGCTGTCGCGGAGCTGCTGCACGTAGGTCGGGATTTGCTTCTCGTCGGTCGGCACGCTGGCGATCTCTTTCGCCAAGATGTCGGACGGGATGACGCCAGCCGCGCCACCCTTGTTCAACATGTCGATCACCTGCTGCCGCGTGGCGTTCAGCGGCAACGCAGCCGACGCGCCCTGCAAGAACCCGTTGATCAGGTGCCCACGGTTGGCCTGCTCGGTCTGCCGCCCCGACGAGGCCTCCAGCCCCGCCGCCATGCCCATCGACGCGTCGCGGTCGCGCGAGGCGATCGCCTGCGCGCGCGGATAATCGACCACCCCGGTGTTCGGGTCGGTCGCCTGCTGCAGCGCGTCGCCCCACGCCTGCTGCGCTTTCGCTGAGCGCAGGGCGAGGACGTTCCGCGCCGCTTCGCTCGCGCGCGTGATCGAGCCTAACACGTTCACCTGCGCCGGATTGGCGAGGCTATCGATCACGCTGGCATTGCGCTGCCCGGCGATCAGGTCGCTGATGCTGTCGCTCATGGTGCCCTCGGATCATAAATCATAGGCTGGGGTGAGTTCACCGACCGAGGTGAGTTCAAGTAGCTTTGGAAGTTTGTGTAATCCAGATAGTTCTGCGCCGCGCCCGTGGCCGCCTTGCCGATGCCGCCAATGCCCGCCGCCGTATCGACCCCCGCCGTGTTGGTATATTGAGCAGCCGTGTTGGTCAGGCCGGCGCCGATCGTGCCGGTCTGCGCGCCCGCGTTCTCGCCGAGCGTAGCGAGGCCTGACGCCCGGTTGTATTGGTTGGTGATGTTACCCTGCTGCGCGGTGTTCAAGGAGAGCGCGTCGGCGAAGCGCTGCTGCTGGATATTAAACTGGTCCTTGTAGGTGTTGTTCGCGAGCCCGGTGGCATAGCCGGTGATGCCCCGCATGTCGCCGCCGCCGGCAATGCCGAGCCCGCGCGCCGCCGCACTCCCCTGCGCCGCGCGGAGCCCCTGCGCGAGGGTGAATTGGTAGCCTGGCGTCGCCTCGAGTTGGGCTTGCGTCATCTGCCCGGGCTGCAGCGCATCCGCCTGTGAAACATAATCCGGGCCGCCGCCGGTTCGGTCCATGGCCAGCGCATTCATCGTCGGCAGCACCGCCTGGCCGGCGGTGTTGTAGGGCATCAGGTCGCCGCGCGTTTGCTGCCGCTGCGCCGCCGCCAGGTTGGCGGCTTTGTTCGCTGCGCCAGCAGCGCTAGAACTGCCGATCATGCTGGTGATGCCGCCGATCAGGGCGGAGCCGCCGACCGCAGCCGCCAATGCGACCATTTACGCCTCCATCATGCGGACGCAGGCAACACCCGCTTCTGCCGCCAATGCACGCAGCTGCGGCCCACGACTGAGTGCCGCCACCATCTGCGCCCGGTTAATCTGCAAATTCTGCCGGTCGTGTTCTTCCCACCATTCCGGGTCGTGCGCGTAGGGCAGGCAATGTTCAAATACCTCCGCGCACACCTCCTCGGAAGCCAGGTCCTCGAACCGCACCGACAGCACGTTCGGCATGCGGTGTTCGATCTGGTCGAGCTTGCGGTCGTGGTGTGCGGCCACGCGCGTCATCAGCAGCGTGTCGAACGCCAGGCCGGCACGATGCAACGACGCGATCACATCCGCCACCGGCCGGCGCACGGTGACCACCCGCACGGTGGGGCTTAGGAGGCGCCAAAACGGCGCCGCCGACGTCTCGGCTGTGCCGACACAGGGTTGCCGCAGCCAGGCGCCCACGGCTCCCAGGCTGTCGCAGTGCAGCAGCTCGTCGTGTCCGCAGTGCCACGCGCCGTAAGTCAAGAACCGCGAGAGCCAGAACGACCGGCTGCGCGGCAGCGAGAAAATGACGAACGGGGTCACGCGATCGCGGCCCACGCCGTGCCTCCCTGGTTGACGAACAGGATGCCGCCCGGCGCCCCGGTGGTGCGCGAGTAGAGCGAGCCGGTGACGGCGGCGCCGGTCGGCACGACCGTGCCGGCCGTCCAGGTCGGGCCGCCGGAGCCGCCGGCCTGCAGCGTCGTAAACGTGCCCGTGGTGCCCGTCAGGGGCCCGCTGAGCGTGCCGCCGGTCAGGGGCAGCGTGGTTGCCTGCAGGTGCGCGTCGGCCGCCTGGCGGGCGCTGGCTTCGCGCGCGACGGCATCACCGACCGCCACCGTCTCCGCATGCGCGGCGGCGGCGATCGCGGCGTCATTCTGCGCCCTTACCGCCGCCTCGGTGCCGACCGCCCGCGCCACCGAGACGCCCTCGGTCGAACCGGTGCGGTCGTAGAGGGTCGTGAAAAACGCCCGCCAGGCGCTGGCGGGCTGCCCGGTCGGGTCCAGCAGCGGGCCGGTGGGGAACGCCGCGCGGTAGGGGTGGGCGGGGTCTGCCATCAGCTGCCGATCGCCACCCAGTAGAAAGTCGGCGCGAGGGGCGCAGGCGGCGTCGTGATGCCGGTTGACCCTTGGTAGGCGACGACATCGCAGCCGGTGGTGGTGAGATTGAGGGCGGCAAACGTGACGCTGCCGAACGCACCTGTGGAGAGGACAGTGGCGTCGGCGAGCGTGCACACGACCGCCGAAATGCTGTGCGCGAACGGGGCTGGAAAGGTGACGTGCACCGAGCCCCCGGCGCCGAGCGTCGTGCGCCCGCTTTGCATGTAGGTGGTGGGCGTGCCGGTGATCAGGCTGATCTGCGTCTGCAGGCTGGTGTCGACCGCAATCAAATCCGCAACGGCGGTCGTGGTGTAGTTGGTGATGTTGTCGTCGGCGAGGATGCGAGCGTTTGTTTCGGCAGTGAGGCTGCCTTGTTGGATCACCACCGAGGCGGCGATCGCCGCGTCGCGTGCCGTCGCCTCGGCGGCGATCGCGGTGGTGACGCCCAGGTAGTTCATTGCATCCAGCGTGGTCGGCGCCGAGGTCACCGGATACATCGCCGCCGAGACGATCGTGGTCGCCGGCTGGTCCCAGATCAGATTGCCGGCGGCGTCGTAGAGGATCAGCCGATAATCGCCATCGCCCCACATCGAGCATTCGCCGGCCCCGTCCAGCGTGATTGGGTTAGTATTGATGGCGATTTGATCCGGGTCCTTCCAGGTGGTCTTCGGCGTCATCGTCCCCTTGACGAACGTGCCGATCAGCCCGCCCGTGTAGGGTTTGCCGTTGGGGTCGCAAAATTGTGGCTTCGGCTGCAGCAGGGTAGGTGCGGTCATGCTGCTTCTTTCTGTTGCGGTTCAGGCAGGGGATTGTCGGCCATGTCGAACGTGATCCAGGCGCCCTGCAGCGCGCATGGCGCGTCGATCGTCCAGGACAATTTGAAAACGCGATCGCGCGCCATGCCGAGGCGCTGCCATTGCATGCTGGTCAGCGTGTCCCCGAGGCCGCCCAGGGAATTGAGCACCGGATTGCCGAAGCTGCGCCCGCGATCGTCGGACCACGACAGCGAAGCGAAATTCAAATCTTGAACGAACGGCCCGCTGCCGGTTTCCATATCGGCGAGAAACTCGCGGTAGAATACCCGCCGCGCCTCGTTGATCAGGTGCGGAAACGAGCGCTCGCGCTTGATCGGAAACCCCCAGTCATTGTGCACCTCGGGGTCGAGCGCATAGAGGTTTCCATATTGCCGGTCGCCCGCCACCAGGATGCCGAAGCAAGGGTAGACGCACATGATCCGGTGCGCATGCTCGTTGCCGTTGCTGTCGGTGAACGCCCACTCGTGCCATTGCTTGGTAAGCAGGTCATAGACCCAGGTGTGGTCGGCCGTCGGGAACGTGAGCACGTAGAAGATGTGCCCGCCGATTTGATAACAGAAGCCAATCGCGTCATCGATGACCGGGTATTTGCGGATTGCCTCCTCGATCGCGAACGTCGAGATGCGCTCGCCCTTATACCCGGCGATCATCAGCACGATCCCCTTGCCGGTGCGATCGCGGCTGAGGAGGAAAGTCGTATTGTCGTTGGTGGCGACCGAATACTTGGCCGCCGTGCCGTAGTCGATGAAGACGCCCTGCACCGACGTGAATTGCTGCAGCAGGAAGCCGGTGACGGGATCAATGACGCCCGCGTTATAGAAGACTTCGGTGGTGCGCTCGCCGATCAGGATGATCTCCCGCTTGGCCACGGCGATCGTCACCAGCGGATCGGGGGCGCCCGCCTTCGGGGCGACGTCGAGCTGGTCGAATGTCAGCGCATAGGCGCCGCTCCAATACATCAGCTGCGTGCCCGGCTTGTTGAAAACGAAGAAGCCGTCGATGTAGTCGACCCGGTCGGCGCCGTAGAAATAGGGATCGACGATCTGCGCGAACGCGTCGGTAGCGAGGTCCACCGACCAGCCGCCGCCGGGCGTGCCATCGACGACCACCAGGTCGAACGTGTTGTCCGCCAGGCTGACCGGCGTCCGCCGCCCGGTGGCGATGCTGCCCAGCAGGGCAAACGTCCACGGGGCGCCCGGCGTCACCCGGTAAACCCCAGCCCCGGCGACCATGTAGATTTTGCCGTTGCTCGCCTGGCGCACGCCGCGCACCGGCAGCTCGGGCGTGTAGCCCAGCAGGCTCAGGCCCGGCGTCGGAAAGTGCGCCACCGGCATCGGCTCGCCCGTCTCCTGCGGCAGCTGCTCGGGGTAGAGGTTCAAGCAGCGCTGCGCGCTCGCAATCACCGAGCGGGATTGATAGGCGCCGGAGGTGAGGGGAACCTTCACGGGCTCGATGCTTCACCGTTGCCGCGCGCGGCCATGCCCATGCGGTGCAGCGTCTCGCCGGTGTCGCTCACCGTGTCGTGCTGCATGCACTGGCGCTGTATCTCGGCGATCAGCGGGGCGGTGACGCGGTAGGGGCCATCCGCCAACGCATTGAGCACTTGATCCCAAGCGGCAGCCTCAAGCACGACGGTGAGCCTGGATGTGCGATCGATCATTGCCATGCGTATCCGCTTATCGGGTGGTTGCTGTCGCTAGAGACAACCGAGACGCTGTTTCCGCTAGGGGCCAACCGATAGGCCTGCCCCGGCACGATGCAACTTACGTTGCCGCCCGGCGTGGTCGTTGCCGCCTCGCCATCCATCTCATCGATGCACAGGTTAGTGGTCGCGGTTGACGGGTTAAACAGCCATCCACCCTTAAGTCTGTGATAGTGTGCCACTGCGGTGACGGCGGTGCCCCCAGTCGTAACTGTCGCAACATCAAGGGGCGCCACAATAACTGCAGTCTGGGCCTGCGCGCTGCCCGCTATCGCGACGCTCGCGAGCGCTGCCGCCATCATCCATCGCATGGCAATCTCCCTCAATGCCAATAATCCACCACCAGCGCCTGCGCCGTTATCGATCCCGCAACCGGATTGGTGCTGTTTTGCCCGGTTACCAGCACCGCAATAGTCGCCGTATCGGTTAGCGTCAGCGTGCCGGTTCGAACATTCCCATTGGACCCAACAACCGTGCATGCCGAAATGTACGACTGCGTATTGCTCCCGGTCTTAATCAACTGCGCCGTGACATACCAATTGATGACGGCCGCTACGTTACCGCTGCAACTTCCGATTATCTGGCCGCCGGCGAGCACCCGAACAGCCTTAATGTCGGTGGATGCGGCATAAACGCCGCCGGTTTCGATCGAGATGATATCACCTACGGAAGCCAGTTTTCCCGCCGCGATCGTCATGCTTTGCAGCGTGTCCTGGGTGATATCAGCACCGTTGCCTACTGATACTCCGTTGACATACAGGTGTGGAGACGAAGCCGCGCCGCCGCCGCCCGATCCTGGGGGCGTTAACGGTTGCGCGGATGCCGCAGCGATGAAAGACAGCGCAAGCAGCAGCGGGAGCGATTTCATCGACGACATCTCCTTAGAAGCACGGAACATAACGAACCGTGCCGCTGGCATCCTTGATCGTCAGCCACTCCTGCACCGTCGCATGTGCCCCCGCAGGTGCGAGCGCAGTCAGCGACACCGACGTGGCGCCATTGGCTGTCCACGCGCCGCTCCCAGCTTGGATCGTGCCGCCGCTGGGCTGCAACGCAAGTGTCGTACGCGTCGTAGACCATGTCGGCGTCAGCACGCAGCCGGTGCCCGTGCTCGCTGACCGCGCCGTGGTGGCGAGCGTGGCTGGTGGCGAGGCCGTCGGGTAGATGGGCTGCGCAACCACGGTTACGCTCGTTACGACGCCGCCCGACGCCAGCGTGTAGTAAACCCCACCATAAGCATCATCGAGAATGTCACCGCCCAACCCCGCATACCCTGAACCGCCCGCACTTACCGCAGGGGTGCCGGTGCCAACTGAACCCACCACATCAACCGACAACCCGGTTGCTGTCGGCGTCAGAAATGCGGTGCTTAGTTGCAGCACTCCCGTTGGGCTGACAGCAAATCCCCCGGGCGTACGCAACGCCGCAGTGGTGAATGTCACATCGTTGAAATCGATACCGATATTAGCAAGGGCGGTGTGTGCCTGCGATAATTCATACGCGAGCACTTTGCTATCCGTCCCCAGCGGGGCTAATGGCGAAAAACCACCGCCAAACCGCAACCCTGTGCGCCAGGGCGGTCCTGTGGCCTGCCCGACCACAATAGCGTCATCAGCCATGGCCCCGCGCACTGCGTGGCCGCCACTGTTGTTGACCGCCAGACCCGCTCGACGAACCACCGATGAGCCGGTGTTCATGGCGTTATCAAGCTCGATGCCAGTCATACCATAAAGGTTCAGCGCACCGTTCTTTGCCGTGCAGATAACGTCGATGCCCCAGTTGTTGCCGAATGCTGTTGACGGCGTTAACCCAGTTCCGCCTTGCGGCTGCGAAGCAATGCGATTGATCTGCGCTGCCAAAAAGCATCCCAGCCCGCCCCCCGCTTTATCATTAGTGGGGGCGATATCGCTGCAAGTCGCAGCTAACGCTTGCCAACCACCCGATACAGCCGCGACACCGCCCGCAACAAAGCTAACCCGCAAGGCATCAACGAGGCTACTGGGTGCATTAACATTGGCCTGAGATAGATTGATCCACGCCGCGCCGGGGATTTCTGGCACAGTTGAATTACCAATAATTCCGTTTTGCACATAAAGGCCGAACAAGGTCGTATCGATCGTGCCGCCTGATAGCGTGTAGGTATTGGCCCGCCCGAAGTTTGTGCAGTTCGCTGCCAGCGGGCCGCCGGTAAAAGCAATGCCAGGCGAGTTCTGCGCCTGAATAATGGCAGGGGTGGTGGTCTGATTGGCTCCCGCCGTCATCGTGATGATGTTGTTGGTTCCCGCCACGCCAACAATGTGCTGCCCCCGGGTGCGGGCATTGCCGGTAACATCGAGGCCGAGGCCGGCGGCGGTCAGGTTGACAAGCCCAGCCACCGTGCCACCCGTGGCCAGCGGTAGGAACGGCCCGGTCGTCGTCGTCGGCAGCGTGACGGAGCCCGTCGCCACAAACGGCCCATTGACGGTTAGCGTTCCCGGCCCGACCGCACCACCGGATAGCGCCAGGTAGGGGCCACCAACGGGCGGCGTGCCGCTAACATCGGGAATGCACGGCAACCACGTGTTCGCCGCCGCGCCGGGGCCGCCCTGAATGAAACGGAACGCTGCACCAGCCGACAACACCGCTGTCGGCGGTCCGGCAACCGCCGCGCCCGTGGCCGCCGTCACCGTGAGCGTGCCAACTGGGTTTTGAAACCGCACGTCGAGCTGGCTGCCGATGGTCTGGAATGAAGACGCGGCTGGCGCCGGCAGCACGAGGCTGCCGGTGGCGATGCTGGAGGAGTTGTTCACCAGCATGAATGACGTGTTCTGCGGAACGGTGACGGTGCCGCCGTTGGCGAGCGTCGCGGTCTGGATTGCGCCATGCACGAGCGCACCACTGAGGCGGGTGTTGGCGTAACCGTCAACCGACAACAGCGAGCCACCAGTGGTGAAGCCCAGCGTGCCGCTGTTGCTCACGACGACGGGCAGGCCGACACTGGTGTCAATCACGCCGCTGTCGAGCGCGGACGCATTGATGGCGCCGGCGGTGATGGTGAGGATATCCAGGCCCGTGTAGGGCGTTGGCACGCCAGCGACATTCTGGGTCAGCACGAAGTTGATCGTTGTGCCCGACGTGCCCGCGTTGTCTGCGGTCGCGATCCAGTTGCCGCCGAGTTTCGAAATATCCCGTCCGTCAGTGAACCCAATGCTGTCTGTGCCGAGTACCAGCGACAGGTTGAACCGGCTGCCGACGACCAACCCGTGCGGCGTGCGAGTGGTGAGAGTAACGATAGCCGTGGCAGGGTCATAGCTGCTGGGGGCTTGAACGGAGATGCCGATGACCTTGATGAAATCGAAGCCGCCGGGGCTGGCGTTGCCGGCACCGACATAGATGTTGCTCTCGCCGCGCCCGGCGCTGCGGTTGTATCCAACCTGAACGCCAAGCGGCGCGAAGCGCTCGGCGCTGTCATTCGAGAACGGCTGGTGCAGAGTGGTGCCGTTGGTGAACCCGGTCACCACATCGAAGTTGTTGCCCTGCATCCCACCGGCGGACATATCGGCAGGGAAGTTCCCGCCGCTGTTGATCCTGGGGCCGTAGTAATTGCCGGTGCAAACCCCCTGGATGCCCCAGGTGCCACCAATCGCGGCCAGCATCGTGGGTGGTGATTGATAATCAGCGATGAAGTTGTCAGCGATATAGAGCCGATCCGCGCCATGGGTGACGATACCGAAGCCATTCGGCACCAGCTGACCCCCGGTGAAGGTAATCGTCCCCAGCCCTGCCGGCGCATGAAAATTCAGGATAGTCGGGCCTGTGGACGCCTCGGCAATGTATCGACCTTCGATGCTGGCATGCGCCCCGGTCCCTGTAGTCGCTGACAAGGTAAAATAGGCATTCGTGAACAGATTATGCGGGATTGCCGTGGTCAGGCTGACTGCACCAGTCGCATTGTTATACGTCCCGCTGACGACCTGCGTCAGCGTCGTGCCCGCCATGGTCGTGCTGATCAGGCACGGGTCGCGGAGGGTGTTGCCGGTAATGCTGACACGGTTCGCATCAGGCCCAACCGTAATTTCACCAACGCTGCCGTACGTGTTCAGCCCCACCGCCCGGTTCTTGTAGAAATAATTGTCGGCGCATTCGAGGCCGTCGCAACTACCGAAACCCGCCCCGCCTCGGTTGCCGGTGATGTAGTTGTTGAAGATACGGGTGCCCGTGTGCGGGATATTCCCCGTTCCAAAGTTAACAGTTCCGACGCCTGCGCCGAGGTTGTCATGGATATAATTGCCGGATATCTCACAATCGACGCAACGCCCGGAGTTCGCGTCCGAGAACAGGTATGGCCCCGACCCCAGGTTACGAGTGATCTCGCTGTTGCGGATGTAGCAAGCGACACCACCACCGTAGATGCATGGACCGATGTCGCGGATTTGGTCGATAAAGCAATTATCGAAACCGCTGTTCCAGCACTTGGTGCTGACCCCGATCGTGCCGCCCGTGATCGAGAGGGTGGGACCACCGTAGACGGTGCCGCCGCTGATGGTGATGCCGGCTAGATTAGGCGGCCCCACGTACTTAATCGTGGTTCCGGTAGTGCCCGCTACGCAGACATATTCACCATGCAAGCCAGAGAGAAACCCGGAGCCAGTTGCGGACACCGTGACAACATCGCCGGGGGACATGCCGTGTGGCGCATCGGTCGTCAACGTGACAGTGCCGGATGGAGCATCGTAGACGCCGCTAACGATGTTCTCCGTGGTGCCGGTCCGCGTCGTTCGATAGCGCAGCGTTACGTTCTTCGCTGCGGTAATAGGCGGCTCACCGGCTCCATCAGTCACGTCGAGCAGCTGGAAGATGCCGGTGGCAACAGCCGCCGCCGTGCCGCCGGTGATGTTGGACGAAATCGTCTGTCCATAGACCAACTGGTGCGGTGCGGTCGTCGTCACGGTGATGACGCCCGTGGCCGGCACATAGGTACCGCTGACGATCGTCGCCTGCTGGTAGAACCAGTTGGTAATGCGACCGCCGGTGATCGAACCATCGGTGCCGACACCGCCGCCGGTAGCGGCATAAACGATCGTGTTTCCGGCAGTGCCGGCAAGCGTAATGAACAGTTTGCCTGTTGCAGCGTTAAAGCCACCAGTGCCGGTCAATGTTTCGGTGATGAACTCCTCACCCGGCACCATGCAGTGCGGAACATTGGTGGTCAGAGTGACGATGCCGGTCGCCGCGACAGAGGTTCCGGTAAAGGTCAGCGGTGTGCCAGCCGCAGGGTCGTAAGGGAAATTGCGCCAACCACTGACCCCGACCGAACCGGCGTGAAACGCCGAATTGGTCAGCGAGATATCCGAGACTTCGCAATTCGTCGCGCCAGCCAGCCCAACAGCTTGGTTCTGGAAATTCGTGATCAGCCCATTGCGATCACCGATAATCTTGACGTGGCTGCAAAAGCCACCCTGCACGGGAGGATTTCTTGCAGGACCGCCCCAAATTCTATCGTTGCTTATGCCGCCGCTAATGCTCGCCGGGTTTCCATTTGTCGCCGGATAGTCCAGATTAAGTTGGAAGTATTGCTGCGACGAGTTGCCATCCAACGTGCCGTACAGCTCGATCAGGACATGGTGGGCGAAGTTGCACAGCAGGAACATGTTCGCGTTGGTCTGCGGCGCCAGTTTCAGCGTCGCGCCCAGCTCGATGATGATGTGGCTATGCGAGGGGATGATGAGCGAGGTGCCGATGATGTATGGCAGCGGATTGGCGGGCACGATCAGCCGCGTCAACCCCGGAGCCGAGGCGCGGTCTGCCGGATCGGCATCAGCCGCACCATCGATCGCCTGCTGGAAATACGGCGCAAGATCGGTCACGCCATCCGGCTGGCCGCCCGGTATCCAGTCGGTGACCCGAGTGCCGTGCCCGGCGTTGGCGATCGCGGCATTCAGCTCATCCGCAATCAGGATTTCGCCCTGCTTCCAGGGGTAGTGCGGGCGGTTGGGAGGAGAGATGCTGTCCATTGGTGATCCTATGCCAACACAGAAGTGCCGCCCACGGTCCACGCCCGGTCGAGCCCGCGCCCGGCCCAGCTGGACACGTCGCCGCCGCGCCCGCCGAGGATGACCGGCAGGCTCAAAAGCGGGATCTGACTGTTAGCCAGGCGTATCGTTTGCAGCGCCGCGCGCGCCTGGCCGAGCAGGAACGGGCTCACCGGGGCGCCACTTGCCACCACCATGCGCACGGCCAGATTGTTGACCACCGCGTCGGCATATTCCGGCGGCAGGGACAACGCGTCGTCGATCGTCAGGAACACCGGCAGCGGCGCCTTGGTGAGAATGTGCAGCTCGTAGAGCCCGGCCGCCGGCACCGGGTAGAAGGTGATACGCGCGCTAGGAAAAGCGCTGTCGTAGAACAGTGCCGACGGGATCGAGCCGAGGTCTTTGATCGTGATCTGACCCCAGTCTTCTTTGCTCTCGATGATCGCCAGCGGAATGTCGACGGGGTTGTGCCCGCTGTTCGGCATCAGCCGGCACCAGCCGCCATGAATTTTATCCGGACGCAGGATGGGGAAATCGCCGCCGGGGCCAACCGAGTACCACTGGTTGCCGGTCGCCATTTTGGCGGTCTCTGCCTCGTTCCAAATCAACCAGCGTTTGCGCTGCCACTGCGCCAGCATCATCGTCAGCAGGCTGAGCGCGTCGGCCATGTCGGCCGAGGTGTCGCTAACGCGCTGCTGGTCGTTGACGCGCCCGGCCAGGCGCAGCGCGAGGAGCAGCACCTGGCGCACCGTGGACGGCACGCCGCCGGGCACCAACGCCGCCTGCTGCTGCTGGTTGATCGCCTGCAGTAGCTGCAGCGCGCGATCGGCGCGGCCCTGCAGCGTCGCCGGCACCTCTTGCCCCCAGAGGTCACGCAGGCGCACCGCCAGGTTGAGCGTGAGAGCGTTCCTCATCCCGTGCGTGAACGTGCCGGTGATCGGCGCGTTGATGTCGACCAGGTTCGGCAGCGCGTTCGGGTTGACGCGCACGTCACGCTCGCGCTGCCACTCGTCGACCATCTCAAGCAGCTGCAGGTGCGCCTCGGTGACGTCCGCAGAGGCGGGGTCGACACCCTGCGTGTCGGATAGCCGCCCGGCGGCGCGGAGTGCCATGTAGACGATGCTGAGGGGCGTAGAGAGGTCGATCGCGGGGTCGACCGGCGTGACCTGCAGGTTCTGCGCCTGGAACGCCGCCAGGGCGCCCTGGGCAATCTGCACGTCGATCGGGACCGGTGGCAGCGCGTAGATTTGCCGCAGGCGCACGGCCAGGCTGGTCAGCAGCACATGCTCGTATGGACCCCAGAACGACACGTCGGTGGTGAGGTCCGGAAACGTCGGCAGCACGATCGCATTGACGTGCACGCGCCGCTCGAGGTTGAGCTCGCTGATCCACGCATTGAGGATTTTGAAACAGTCGTTGACGTCATCGGCGCGCGGGGTCTGCCCGATGCCGTTGACCCCGCTGTTGCGCAGCGACAGGAACAGAATATCGTTAGCGATTGTCATGCCATCACCATTGCCTGCACGCGCGCGCCCGAAACTGGGAGATCGCCGGAGAACCCGCCAGTGAAGCCAGCAGGAGCAGTTCCCGTGAATGCCGCCGCGCCGAAATTGCCCGTGATCTGGTCAGACGTAGCCTGCGTCCACATCGTCGGAAACGCCGCGACACCAGCCCCCATGCCAGTCGTGGAGACACCACCGACGCCGGTTGTGGGATTATTGGCAACATTGGCATTCCAGTTGCCTGCCGCCCCTAGCCGGAACCAGATCAGGGCCGCACCGATATCGTAGGCTATCCCGACGAGCGTACCGCTGGTGATCGTTCCGAACGCAACCCCGGGCGCGTTGCCTCCGCTCGTGCGGATGTTACCGGCTTGTGTTAGCGCGACCATGCCGGGTACACCGGCGCTGTTTGGCGCAATTGTGAACGCGTAACCACTGATTGTCGCGCCGACCGCCGTGCCGATGCCGGTGATCGTGTTGCAGACGCACTCCCAGTAGTATTTCCCGGTGGTCTGACTATAGAGGCCGCGCGCGCCACCTTGCGGCGATCCGGTAGCGGTGCCGATAACATTGCCGCCGGATAGCGTGACGTTGCTCGTCTTGTCATTCAGGTTCCACGCATTGGGGAAAGTCGCGCCGACGCCAATACCATTGGCATAGCCAGAGGACGGCGAACCGGAGAACGCGGAGCCGCCGAAGTTCGCCGTGACATTGCCAGCGGTTCCAGTTGCCATGGCAACCAGGGCAAACGCCGGCAATGTCGTCGCGGTAATCGCGGCGATGTTGACACCACCGACGCCGGTTCCGGGATCGTTGGCGACATTACCGTTCCAGTTTCCGCTTGCCGTTCGCCGGAACCAGATCAGCTTCGCGCCAAGATCGAGCGCAACACAGATCAAGCCCCCATCGACAGAAGCACCGAGCGAGATGCCCGTGTTGACGTTATTGACGGAGATAGTGCCGGCCTTGTTCACCGTCGCGGCGTTGTTCGAGAATATGTTGACGTTGTTGAGTGTGACACCGGAGTTGGCAATGCCAACCGTCGTTCCCGCCCCCCAGAGGGTGGCGGTGTATTCCCAGTACCATTTGCCGCTGACCGCGTTGAATGTCGAGCGTGTGGCTCCCGCTGTCGCGTTCCCCACGGCGATGAGATTGCCGCCAGAGAGCGTGATATTCAGCAGGTCGCTTGGGTTCCATGTACTCGGCATCAGACGCGCGCCGCCAGCACGGTGATGCCCAAATTCGCCAGCGTAGTATCTGCGGTCCCCGGCGCCACAATTTGCAAAACGTCACCGATCGCAAGCGTTCCTCCGCTTCCCGCCAGTGTCGCACTGGTGTGCGAACTGCTGGTCACAGAGATTGTTCCGATCGCCGCGATCGTCGTGCCGCCGCTGATCTTATTCAGAATGAATGCGGCGGTCGCGGTTGCCTGCGTCCCGTCATAGACCACCGTTCCCGCGAGCGCCGCGGGCACCGTCAACGACATCGGCATCGGCACATTGACCACCGCGCTTGCGGCGATGGTGCCCGGGAACATAAACGTCACCGGCACCTGTTGCACTTCAGTTGGGAGCTGCGCATAAGTCGCGGTCCCTGTCAGCCCGCTGAATGCCGTTGTCCCTGGCGGCCCGGTGGCCCCTGTCGCCCCAGTCGCTCCGGTCGGCCCAGCAGGGCCGGTAGCTCCCGTAGCGCCCGCTGGCCCTGTGGGCCCTGTCCCAGAAGCTCCGGGTGGCCCCTGTGGGCCAGGCGGCCCCTGGATGCCTACCTCAGTCACTTCCACCAGCACCGGCACGCTGGGGTCATCCACGAGCACGGCCACGACGTTATCCATCACGGTGCCGCCACCGTCACATCGGGCACGACGTTCACGCCACCGGACACCACCGTGGACACGTCACCGGTCGGATACGTCAGCTGCATATCCCATACCGCCGCCGCCGGCAGGGCCGCGCACTGCGCTGCCGTCAGCACGATCCCCACCGTGTTTGGCAACGTAACCACGCACGGCAACTCCAGCACCAGCACGCCGCCGGGGCGGTTTCTGATCTGCGACTTAACCGCGACCCCGGTGAGATCGGCGGCCACGGTCTTGGCGGCGTTCGCCCACAAGACAAACGTCCACCGAGCCGTGTCGCCGCGATACACCATCAGCGAATATCTGCCGGGGATCATCTCATGTCATTTCCAATGAAGTTGCCGCCGAATTGCCGGGGGAAAGCGCTCGGCGGCCACACGCTGGGTCGTGGGACAGGGGCGGTCTCACCCTGCCCCCGGCAAAGATCAGGCTCTGTTAGTTCGCCACCAACCGGCAGGCGAGCTGCGGACGCAGCGCGGCAGCGCCCCAGAGCACGTCGATGCGGATGGGGAACGTGTCATCCGAGATCGAGTATTGGCGGACGGCGCGCATGCTGATGCCGTCCTTCACGACCCGCGATGCCATGTCGACGCCGCCGGGCATGACGAGGTCGGCAGTGGCGAACGTGAACGCGTCGGGGTGAAACGCGAGGCTGAGCCCGGATGCAGTCGACACGGTCCCAGACCAGGTGATCGGCGCCGAGCCGTTTGCCACCGTGACGACGTTCTGCTGCGGACTGCCGGCGAGACCGTTGATGCCCGGGCTGATGGTCATGGTGCCCGCGCCGCCGGCATAGGCTCCCGCCACCACGAATTGCTGCAGCACGCCGCTGCTCACCTTGGTCTCCGGGTGGCAGCGGAACACGCCGCCGATGGTGAAGACATCGCCGGCGTTCGCTGCCCCCGCCCCGGCGGCGACCACCAGGCTGGTGCCGGTGTTCTGGTTGGCGACGATCGCTGTCGTGTAGGCGGCATTCCCCGCGCCGCGCGTGGTGGTCGTCAGGTGGGTGTTCTCCGCCCACTCGAAACCACCCGCGAGCCCCATGACGCCGTCGGTGTATTGGCGCGCAATCTGCGTCGATTGCTGGAACAGCCCCTTGAGAGCGTCCACCAGATCGACGTTGTCCTGGGTGTTGATGCGGAGCAGCCACTGCTTCGATTGCGGCGTCAGATTGTCCAACAACAACTTGCGGCTCTGCAAAACGGTCTTGAACACCTGCGGCGAGCCTGCCGTGCCGACCAGGTTGTAGACCGTCGGCCACATCTGCAGGACGAAGTCGGCCTCGATCTGCGCCGCCAGCACCGCGATCGCCGGCTCGATGTAGCGGGTGCTGAAATCATCGATCGACAGCGTCAGCTCGTTGCTGCTGAAGCTGAAGTCAGTGTGATACTGGTTGCTGATCGGCAGGCTAACGAACGTCTCGACCGTATTCTGCAGGCTCAGCGCCGGGGTCTTGGAGACGGTGTATTGCACGGGGACGCGGATGCGCAGCGTGCTGCCGATCTTGGCTCCGCTGTTAGCGAAGCTGTCGTCGTATTGGCGGTTCACCGCGCCGATGATATTGCATTTTTGATGCAAGATCGCCAGCGCCTTGGCGGTGATCATGTTGATGGTGAGAAGGGTGTTGCTTGCGGCCACATTGGCCTCCATGACAACGGAGTTGCGGGAGGCGCTTCCTTTCAAGAGCGCCTGGTGATCCGTTGTCGCGAGAAGGAAAGCCGCAGCGACGCGGGCTTGGGCACGACGCAGCGTATTTTTGAGGTGTTACGCGACCACCTTCGGGGGATATCCGCAGCGTGTTTTAAGGTCTAACGCGACGACCTGGCGTAGCCACAGCAGGATTTAGCGCCCCCCGCGAGGGCGTCGAAGGTCAGCGCTTGGCAGGCTTGAGGTAGTGATCGACGAGGTCTTGAGCCGACGCCGTGTATTCGTTGAACGTCGGGCTTGCACGCCCGCTCACCGGGCGAACCGGCGCAGGTGCGCGGGTGACTGGCGCGGGGGCGGCCGCCGCGCCGTTGTTCAGTTTGGCGGCATAGGCCCCGAGGGCAATGGCGCGGCCGCGCTCGCTGTAGATGCCGGCGATGCGCTGCACCTCCTCGGGATCGTCGGCGAGCGCCGCAACCACGCGCGGGGCGTTCGGCAGCTCCACCAACAACGCCGCGAGGGGCGCGTCGGCGCCCATCGCCATCAGGTCCGCGCACTTTTTCGACCAGTCCGGAAACTCAGCGGCGCCCTCTTGGTGGAACCGCTCGGCGCGCAAGCGCATCCCCTCCTCGGCGCGGATTTGCGCGCGCATCTGCTGCTCGCGCGCCTCGGGCGTATCCGCGACCGGCGTCGCCGGCTGACGCTGCGCACGATAAAACTCGAGCTCGGAACGCTGCTCCGCCTGGATGCGCTCGGCGGCGGACAGCTTGGCGGTGAGGACCGCGAAGCGCTTGTCGGCGGGGTGCTGCCGCTGCTCCTCGGTCTGCTCCCCCTCGGCCTGCTCGACGGGCTCGGGGGCTGGGGCTGGGGCTGGAGCCGGCGCGGGGGCCGGTTCCGGTGCAAGGGCGGTGGTGGTCTCGCTCATCGTGGTGCGTCCGGTGGCAGGTTGTGGGTGATTTGCGCGGGCTCGTCGAGGTCGGGTCGCGCCAGGCTGCCGCGCAGCAGCACGAGCTCGGCCTCCAGCGTCAGCACGCGCATCTGCAAAAGCCCGATGTCGGTTTCCGCCCGGTGCAGCCGCTCGATAATGTCGCTCATGCCATTGCCGGGGCTGGGGCGGGCGCTGGGGCCGGTGCCGGCGCTGGCGGGGCGGCTGCCGCGCCGTCGCCGTCGGCGGGCTCTGGCGGCGCCATGCGGGCCGCCAGGTCGCCCTGGATGTCGGCGTGGCGCTGCAGCATCGGGTGCAAGTCGGTTTGCAGCATGTCCTCGACCATTTTGCGGACGATCAGCTGCAGGGAATGCGGATCGATCTGCCCGACCGCCTTGAGCCGGTCGGTCTCCGCCTGGTAGTCGTCGATGGCGCGATCGCCGGCCTTGTCCTGCAGCTGCAGCGTCATCTTGGCGACCTGCTGCTTGAGGGCCGCCACCTCGCTGTCGGCCTGGCCAAGCAGCTGCTGCGCGTGCTTTTGCGTCTCGCTCAGCACGCCCTGCAGCTGCTGCACCTGCGGGTCGACGCCGGATTGATACTGCGGCGGCAGGCCGCGCTTCATCCGATCGGCCAGCTCGTCCGCGCCCGGGAAATCGGAGTTTTGCGCCCAGAAGTCGCCGACGATCTGAAACGCCGCCGGGTTCTGGCTCATGATCTGGGAGAAGGCGTTCGCCGCCTCCTGGCGCTGCGTGCCGTAGGCCGGGCCTACGTCCGCCTCGACGTCATATTCCCCCACCGACGGATTGAAGATGATGGCGGGGTTGGGTTGGTCAGGGTTGGCGCGCATCGCCTGCGCCTGCGCGGGATTGAGGGTTGCGCCGTTCGCGGGGTCAATGTGCTGGTGCGCGTCCTGCGCGGCGGGGTCGACCTGCACCGTGCTCTCGGAATTGTCGTAGCCCATGATCTTGACCACGCGCGGGGTGTCGTAAATCTTCGGGATCAGATCGAGGAGGATGCGCCCGACCTGGCGGATGCCTTTCGCCTGGTTGTCAATGTAGTGATAGGTGGCGGTGTCACCCTGCCGCTGGCGCTGCTGGATCGCGGTGCCGGATCGCTCATTGGAGGGCATGCCGAGCTCGGCCTGGTATTGCCCGGTCACCGCCATGAGGTCCTGGCGCGCGATCGTCATCCCCTGCACGTAGGCCTGCGCCATCTGCGGCGGGTCGACGCGCGTGGGCGGCGGGATCGCGTTGCCCTGCTCGTCGAGACCGTTGTACACCAGCACGCTGTGGTTCTTGACGTTCGCGGTCTTCCACTGCTCCTCGCGGCCCTCGATCGCGTCGGCGCGCGCCACGTAGGGCGTCTTCGTCTGCAACGCCACCTGCTCGACGGCAGCCGACGCCCAGTAATTGTAGATGCGCTGCGCGTCGATCTGGGACCGGGTGTGACCTTTCCGGTCCATCTTTTTATCAATAACGGTCTCTTCGCCGATGAAAGGGGCGATCGGGATGTATTTGCCGAGCCAGTCCTCGCGATCGATGATCTTGTCGCCCGACAATTTGAACCATTCAATCTTGTGGCTGGTCACATCGCGCGTCTTGGCGATCATGGGTTCAATTTTGTCACGCAGCTCGTCGGGGATTTCATCGTCACGCGTCAGCGTGCCGTCCTGCAGCCGGTGCAATTTGTGGGTCGTGGTCGTGCGCCGCCAATATTCGGCGATGCGCACATGGTCCTTCTCGTTCCAGCCGTCGCTGTGGTCGAGCGTGTTCGGCGCCGGGCTGGCATCCTTGCCATTCTCGTCCTCGTAGCGGTCGCGCGGGATATCCTCGAAAACGAAGGCGAAATTGGCATCGGATTTGTCGTATTCCTGGCAGTCGGGGTCGATGTAGACCGTGCGCGGGTCGGCGATCCGGCGGATGAACAAATCGAGGTTGTGGCTGGTCTCGTCGACGTATCCGGTGTCAACGCGCACGTAGCCGATGCCGGTTTCAATCTGGTGGTAGGTGGCGGTGCTATAGGCGTCGGTGGCGCGGGATTGATATTCGATGCGGCGGATGACGCCCGACATCACCTGGGCAGCATCGTAGCTGGAGCGGCCCGAGGTTGGCGTGATCTTGATCTGCGCCTTGTTCTGCCGCGCGTCGTTGATGATCTGCAGGTTATGCTGCCGAACATGGTTCTGGGTCAGGCACGGGCGGCCGGTGCGATCGGCGCGCACGTCGGCGTCCCACTGCCACATATTCTGGCTGTCGCCGTTGGCGAACCGTTGATCGAACCGCGCGCGATCGCGCCACTCGCTTTCCCAGGTGACACAGCGCTCGAAACGCTCTTTCGCCTCGCGCAGGATGTCGTCGTCTTTTGCCATCAGCGGGTCCGCATCAGCACGATGTGCCCGGGGTCGTCGCCGGGTATCCAGGCGTGCACGACAATGCCCGCCGGCAGGCTGCGCCGGGCGCCGCCGCCGGCGGGGTCGCCCATCACCCAGCGCACGATGTGGCGCCGGAATTGACGCTCGGGCTCGGGCAGGTCGACCAGCGTGCGCCAGTCGATCCGCAAGCGCTGCATCAGCGCCAGCCAACGCATCCTGATGCTCTCGGGCGGGGGCACGAGCTCACGCTCGTAATCCTGCGGCCGCAGGGATCGTCGGGTGTATTCGGGCATCAGCGCTGATCCGGTCCAGCCTGGGTCACGGCGGGGGTCTGGTCCGTTCCAGCAATTTGATCGCGCCCGTAGCGGGGCAATCCAGTGTGAGGTCCGCCGCACCAAACAGGAATATCCACGCATTGCATGGTGGGATGCCCGAACTACCACCGCCGCACCCGGTCAGTGTGAACAGCAGGAGGATCACCCGCCGGGTCACCGCTTCATGCGACGGCGAGGGCATTCGACATCGGCGCGACGGTCGAGCCGAGGGCATTGGTCGCGGTGACCACGCACGCCAGGCTATGCCCGCTGTCGTCAGGCTGGACGGTGTAGGTGGCGTCGGTGCCGCCGTTGGCGACGCCGTCGCGGTGCCAGGCGTAGCTGTATGAGGTTGGCTCGCCGGTCCAATTCCCCATCGTGCAGCTCGCCGTGATCCCGGTGAGCTGCGCGTGCGGCACGTCGACGTTCGTGGGCGGTCCCTGCGCGGCGGCGAGCGACGCCGTCAGCCGGGCGATCTCGGCGCTGTGCGTGCGGTCATTGTTGAGCCAGTCGGCGGAGAGGAGGAGGAGAAGGTGGAGTTGGTCGGCCGAGGCATCGCGCGGTGCCGCCGTGGTCTTGGCGGCGGGTTTATCCTCTTTCGTGTTGCTCGAGTGGCTCGTGTGGCTCGATGAGTGGCTCATGTTCGTCTCCTGTTAAACGCGTATCTACCAAACCGACCAACAGCCGCGCGGAACTCAATTCTCGCCAAGCAATGGAATTGGCTCTGCACAAACGGTTGTAGCGCTGCTCTAGATCGACAATTACATCTGCCGCCTCCGCACACAGGCAAGCCGCGTCCGACCGTTGCGCCTTTTTCCCGCGCAACCGGGCGACAAGTTTCAAGTTCACACGCTCATCCAGCTGGTGACCGGGCGACCGTTAGGCGTGGTGACGTGGTCCCATTGCCCGGTTTGGATCGCATCCTGCGGTCGGAGGTCGATCGTCTGCGGGACGCCGGCCTCGCGCACGCCGAGGGCGAGGTAGCGCATGCTGTCGGCCCCGTGGCTGGCGTGGTCGTGCACCGGGGTCGCGCGCCAGGCCTGCGCCGCCTCGTTCCACTCGCGCCGGTAATGGCGCAGCGCGTGGATGCCCTTGGCGCAGCGTTGGGCGTCGAAATAACAGCGCGGGAGCACCATGCGCACCGCGTTGATGCCGTCGGCGATGCTGTGGCTGCGGAGCGTGCGGGTGGGGCGGATGCCGAGGCTGTGGAACGTCTCCACGCGACTGCGCCCGCTGCCGAGCTCCACGACCTTGGCGTCATGCGGCAGCAAATGCTTGGCGTAGACATAGGGGCGCTGCTGCAGCAGCTGCGCGTAGTGATCGAGGCCGGCGCCGCTGTCCTCGAGGTAGTCAATCACCCGCCACTCGCCGGATTTGGTGATCTGCACGAACCAAATCGCAGTGCTGTCGTGCACACCTAAATCCCACGCGGTGGTGACCAGCAGATTGGGCTCGTGCGGCACCACGGTGATGCGATTTTGACGCTCGGCCTCGTCCATCAACTTGCCGTAGTAGCTGCCACTGTTCGGGGAGGCGAAGCTGCACTCCATCTCCTGCGCGAACTCTTCCGGCGACATCTCGAGGCGCAGGCGGTCGATCGCGGCCGGGGTCAGGGCTTGGGTCTGCGTGTAATCGAGCAGATAGGTGGAATAACCGGGGGTGATGCGCGCGTGGTCGTAGGCGGCCTGCAGGATGCCTCTGCCTTTCGGCGTGCCAGAACGGACCAAGGTGCCCATTCTATCGGCCAGCATCGGCTCGATGACCAGGGGAATGAGGGATGGCGGCGTATCGTCGGCCTCGTCGACGATCGCCTCGTCGGCAGCACCCCCGCGCCAGCTGTCAGGATTGTCGGCGCCGCCGCACTGGTAGGTGCCGCCGTTCGGCAATTTGATTGCCATATCCGAGCGGCGTGGAACGGCGCCGGGGATACTCTCGGCGGCTTTCGAGAGGGCATCCCAAAGCCCGGTGCGCTGCCACATGACCCCAAATGGGAGAATGTGCACGACCCGGGGTAGCGCTTTCTTCTCGGTCAGGGCCCGCTTGAGGCCGCGCCACATCAGGGCGGTTGATTTGCCAGCGCGTCGGTGCACCACCGCGACAATCCGGGGCGCCGGGTCGTCGATGAGCTGGGTCTGCCACGGGCGCGGGCTGAACGGCAGCTGCAGGCGGCGTTTTGGGGCGGTGGTCACTGTTGATCCTGGCCGGCGCCGGCCGCCGCAGCCGCCCCGGCGGCGCCGACGGCGCCCAGCGGGGTCAGCAGCGGATGACGGCCGCGAATGAAGTCATCGAGCGCCTGCTCTTTGGTTATTCCGCGCTTAACAGCGGTGTTGTGGAGACGATTTTCGACTATTCCGAGGAAAGATGTCGGCAGGCTGCGCAGTCCGGTGACGCGGCCGCCGCCGACCCACAGCGCCGCTTGGAATTGCGCGGGGGTCAAGCCCATCTTACCGGCGATATGCTGCGCCCACGCCTCAAGCGCCCCATAATGGTTGGGGTCGGGCATATCCTGCCACATATGCGGGTGCTGCAGCGCCTGTTCCATCGTTATGCGACCGGATTGAACCTCTTTTTTCCAGTTCCGGCTTTCACCTTTGGCGATGCCGAGGGCGGGATAGTTGACATCCGCGACGGTCTTGCCGTTGAGGAACGCGGGGTCTTGAGAGAGCATCCCGATCAGCCGGATAAAATGTTTGTCCCCGGTGATTGGTTGCTGATTGCCGCCAAGATTGGCGACGAAAGACGACCGTTTCGCCTGCGTTTCCGGGTTGAGCGTTCCGGTGTCGCCCTCGTTGAGCCCGCGATAGCCGCTGATGTGCGCCTGCTGCAGCTTGTGGCCGTAGGGCGGGATCAGGTCATTGGACGTCCGGACAGGCGTCCCGGCCCGTTCCATTACGTGATAATAGGAGGCGGCACGCACATTCTGTCCAACCTCAGAACCGGCGGAGGTGGCACCAACAATCGGTATGTAACGGTTAAATTGTGCGTTGCCCTCTTCTGGCCCGAGACGGTCGATAAAGGCTTGCCGTAACGGTTCCGCATTATACCAATGCGCGCCGCCGACCTCGAGGCCCTTCTCGGCGACGAAACGAAGTTTCGCCTCGAGGTCCGGGTTGCTCATCGCATTGATAATGTGCTCGGGCAGGCCCTTGCGCTTGCCACCGTAGGGGTCGATGCGCGCGAGGTCGGTCTGCGGCACATCTGGCACCTGCCAGGTGTTGGACAGGTCAAGAACGTGGTCAGGGTGCGCAGGCGAGCCCGCCTGCAGCTGGGCCGGTGTCACCGGCCCCGTATTGCGGCTGGGGACGATGTCCCCGTAGGCGGGCATGCCGAGTGCCGCGAGGTCCGCGTCGGCGTTGGAGCCGAGGCGGCCCGCCAGGCTCTCCATGACCGGCGCGCCGGCCGGGCGCGGCGCGAGGGGCACCGCGTCGGGGAAAGGCACATGCCCGTCCAGCGAGTGACTGACGGGGCCGGCCGCAGCCGGGGTGGGGGTTGCCGGGGGCTCTGCCGACGGGGTGTGAATTACGGCGTCAGCGGCAGAGATTGGCTTGTCTACGCCAACATTGTGCCCAGCCCGCAAATAATCATCGATGCCCCACCCGTCTCGCCCAGAATAGCTGTTCGCGTCGGCAATATTCAGCAGCTGCCCGTTGGGTAAATCGAAATCAACTTTCAGGTCTGATTTGGGCACTTTCAATTCAACAACCGGGCCGCCAGCCGCATAACCGGAAGCGGTCGCCTTGTTCGGCGATAGAAACGCGGGGCCTTTCACCTGCCCGTCGGCCTTGATCTGTGCCGCCCCCTCAGGGGAGGTGCCGTGGTAAAGAGTGGTCAGGTCGTCGGAGGGTGCCTGCGCAGGAAGCGCTGCAGCGGGCGCTGAAGACCCTTCCTGCGCGACAGGTTCCTCTGCGTCGGGGAAAGGCAAATGACCGTCCAGGGACGCGCTGCGCGGATTGCGCGCGGCGGCACGCGTGCCGGGCTCGGGTGGGCGGTCGGCGCCGGGGGCGCGCACCCGCTTGCTGGGCAGCGCCACCGGTTCCCCGGGGAGCCGGCCTATGTCGGGCACGCGTTGGCGTCAGGCATTGAGGGTGGATTTCTGGCTCATGTTAGCGGAACGGTGTCTTACAGTTTGGGAAAAGCGGTTCAAGTTTGGCCCCCACAAATGGCCGTCAGATTTTGACTAACAGTCGGATTGGGTGGGGAGTGGGTGGGGGGTGAGATTTCGACTAACAGTCGGATTGGGTGGGGGGTGGGGGGAGGGTATACGTCCGA